TTTTCAAATGCTACACCTTCTCCCGTGGAATAATTCCTAGTTGACAACAGTCCTCCTGTCAAAGTTGTATTCAAGAAATCTTGATCCCACTGTCTCAACACCACAACAGTATAACCTTTTTCCTTAGTCAAAATAGGGAAGTTATTACAGGTACCGTAATCGTCTACTCCGTCAAAGACGAGTGCGCCGGGGTAAATATCACTAATACCCGATCCTTCTTTCCAAGCGAAATTATTGAAGGATAAGAACCGACCTTTGCCATCCGCATCCTCAATCCTCGGATCGTCCATAGCTGCCATCATCTCGTTCGTCAGGCCGCCGAAATGCCAACGGGTGACATCACCCGGAAGTTGCGGGAAACCGTCGCCGGAACCGCCACCACCGGCCATTTTCCCGTATGCAGGGAATGGAGCATTCAGGCGCAGCCTATTTAGCTGCACCTGGTTAAGCCCTATTTTGTTAAGTCCGATCATGACTGATATGCTATTTTAGCCAATGTCACTTCTGCCCCGCTCTCAATTCGGATGTGCATACCGGCAGGGACGTTCGGTATCTCAAAATCCAGATTGGCCATAAGAGGCCATGCCGGAGGCAGAGGAATGGGGACATAATCCTCTCCCGTCAACGACTGCTGAACGCTCAATGCTCCATAAGCTCCCGATACATTTGTACGGGTTATTTTGATATTAAACGGTCCTGTTGCCTCGAACTCGCAAACGTACAGGTCACCTTCTTTATTAAATGTCAAATCCTGTAATTCCATCACTTTACCATTTTATCAAACAATACTGCTAATGCGCCTGCCGGCACATCCTTATTGGCATCAACGAGCTTGTCAAATGCAAGCTCCGTGAGAGATTCGATTTTCACATCTACCGGTTCACTATTCATACCGCCTTCAAAGCATCCTTTATCCTTATTGTAGGTGCCTATTTGAACTGCTTTCAAATCCCGGTTAAACTGTTCATTTTGCTTGTTAAATGACGCAACCTCCAAATCCGATACTGTACGGCTACCACCGGCTGCTACAGCCTCATTGCTTTCAAGCATCTTCATTACCAGACTGTCATAATCGTCCGGTTTGAGACGTTCTTTTGCAAGGTCCATATCCGCACTGTACTTATCGGCCACTTCCCGCAGAGCACGGAGATTTCTGATCACTTTTAAGCGATCAGAAGTATCCATGCCTGAAAGTTTCAAGTCTTTCAGCACCGTAAATAGTTCAACTGCTTCGATTGTTTTCATGGTCAAGCCTCCTCAATTGTTTTATTGTTGATGGCTTGTACCATTTCATCGACCAGTTCCGATGTATCGGTCCGGTACTTGACATATGAAATGTCGTTGATATTGATGCCGAGCATTGAAAAATTACCGATGTACGTTACACCGTCTTTCAATCTGACATCGCCATTTACTGACTTAACCTGACCTGTGTTAGAGTCTATTTCTACTTGTCCTTTCAAAGTGATCTGTTCACCGTCATAGATCACGTCCGCAATTGTTCTTTTGTTGCTAATCTGTTTCATATTACTTTATTTTATGGTTGAGACTTCATTCTAATGAAAAAATGTAATGTTCCAGAATCTAATTTATTGCTTGCCCATTCTGTTGGAATCTGCAACTGAAAATTATTATATTCTGAGTTTGTATCCAGGTAAATTTGTCCAAGAGATTCATAGTCTACATTAACCTCTCCACCTGATTTTTTGTATATAAAGCCCTTTGCAAGGACATCATAGTAACCATGTATATCAACGGTACCATATCCCGGTATTTCCGTATAATAGTCACCAACTATCTTTGCACTGAATTTCAAAACATATCGACCATCATACGGAGTCCCTGAATTGGGCTGAAACTCTATTTCTTTGTTTGATACCGGAATTTTCGTTTCATAATCCGGTATCGCTACGTTTTCATACCCCCCGGATGAAGAATTGGGATTGTATATGTAGAACCATAGGAAATTACCAGGACTAAGCCCTTCTTTTCGTTGATTCAACCTCACTGTCTGTGACTCTATATAAGGGACTTTAAAAAGCATTTTTTCTCCTCCGGTATCAGTATATCCGACATACATCTCAAAACGGAGATATTGATACGTGCTGCCGAGATTTTTTAATTCATATTGCTGGTTATAGGACCTTGTTGTACCATCCGTATTCACGTATGACGGACTTTCAATCAATGCTATTTCATTTTCCGATCCGCCTAATGCAAATGTCCCAATTACCTTGATATAGAAATGATCAATATATCCCTGCACTGATTTCCAATTTATCCCTGAACAAGTAACAAGAAATACCAATCTCAGGGAAAAAGACGGATAATAGTCAATTACTCCATTGGCTGCATTTGTACAATTAACAAAAGGAGCTTCCGCATTGGTATCGTAACCGGCAAAATATCCGAGTGATGCACGATAATAAGGATTGGCCGAATTACCTGCATCAAATTTCATTCTAAGTTTGATGCGCTGATCAATATCAATGAAGAAGCGCCCAGGACTATCAGGACTCCAGATATTCCAATAAGGCAATGCCCCGTCAATCATAAAGCCGCGTGTACCATCTGTATAGCCGTTTTCTGCTACCCTAAAAGCATAACCGTTTTCGCCTCCGGATTTGGCCGCGGCCACAAGCCGGAAAAGATCACGGATAACGTACCCTTTCCCGCCGCTCGTATATACTGCTCCAACCTTCAATGCAGTCTGAAAAAGTGTCAGATCTTTCTTTGGTAGTATCATGCCGCAGTTCCTCCTTTCAGTTCATCTATTTCATTTTGCAATCTAATAACCGTCTCCTGAAGATGTTTAATCTGCTGATCCTTCGTCAACTCCCAGTCCTTACGGACTTTCACAAGATTTTCAATCATCATAGACCTTTTAGAGATCTCCTGTATGCCTTTTATTGCCAAAGCTGACATGCTCGCATAGTCCATTGAATAATATCCATCCGGCTCCGTAAATACAAATTCGGGAAAATATTGGATAACCTGTTGAGCAGATAGGCCAATCCGTACCGTGGCATCAGGATCATTTTTATAGGAGTACCTAAATACAGATAAAGCCATCATTTTAGCCAGCACATCTTCGAGATCACCCATTAAATTTTTCTTCCTAATATCAGATCCTTGTACCAATGACCCTTTGACCCACATATTTCCGGAACTGCTATACGATAGATAAGCCCTTAAGTCATTATTGTAGTAAAAACAATAATCATTGGAAGGGACTGTAAGTTTCCAGTATGAGCCAAACCACATATATGGGCCAGAACCCGATAAAGCTATACCCGGACTTGATTTGCTAATAGTTAGATTTCCTGTAATAGTTCCACCGTTCCAACTACTCCCCCCAGAAATACTACCCTTTGTTAAACTCAATGTCCCACCCGAAAAAGATGCGTTTATTATTGCGTTCCCGCTTCCGGATATGCTAACAGATGTTACAAGTCCAGACGGCTTACTACTTATTTCGCTCCATGAGTAAGACGGCTTACTACTCCCAATCCACGACGGTTTACTGCTAATTTCGCTCCAACTATAAGATGGCTTGGACGATCCTATCCATGATGGCTTGCCGGCAATATCGTTCCAGGTGACAGAACCGCCGCCCCCACCTCCAGAAGCGACATACAACTGCCCCGAAGAATTAACTCTTAATGTATTGCCATCATACTTTACCAGCCCATAAGTTGACGACGATGCAACGACGGCTAAATCTGTTATGCCGGAAGATGAATAGGCGACAACATCCCCGTGAGCTATGAGATCATTATATATCAATAATGTACCGTTATTACTGCCGGAAAAATATGCAGCCAAAGTATTGCCATTTCGGAACCCTAAATCTCCTGATGCCTCGTATATTGACCACTGTCGAGACCCTGATAAAATCAATGCAGGTTCCGTTTTCCGTATTGTCAGATCGCCGGACATCGTATCCCCGGCTTTTTTGACGTATACAGACAAGTTCGGCGTTCCGCTTATTTCGCTATAAGAAATGGTATAAAACGTACCATCTCCGGCCAGATATTTATTATTACTACCTGCTCCGGAAAGGGCATTAAGTATCATATTCTTGTTGATACCCGTAATATACCCCACATCATTGGATAATTGCCCCAATCGGGTAGGTATCTCTGTGCGAAGCGCGAAAGTGCTTCCTTTTTTCCAGGTAAGAATCTTGGTTGCCTTATCATAGGACAACTCCGTTACGGCATTTCCGGTACCGGATGGTATGACGTTTGTCAATCCTCCGCCGGCTCCGTCTGCTAATGTAAGCTGCCCGATGGAATTGATTGAAAATACAGAACTGTCATATTTGACCAAACCGTACATATCAGGAGTTGCTATAGCTATAAGATCGCTAATATCGTTTACAGCGTATGCCACAACATCCGCTTTGGATAACACCGTCTTTTCAAATGTTTTTTGTCCTATTATCGTTTGATCCGTAGTCAGCGTAACGTAATCCTTATTCAAATTAATAATTTGCGTTTCGAGCTTTTTAAACGCCGAATTAACGCTATCTGATGCCGTGATAATAGGGCTTATGCTGTTTGATAGGTAGCCATACAACAGGCTGGATGGGGTCAGATAATGATACCTGTCCAGATATTCTTTGAGTTGCTTTTCGTCCAAGCCACCGCCGGCGAAATTAGGATCAACAGATATAATACCATCTGCTCCGATGATCAAACCACCTCCCTGTTTGATCTGTACTGCTCCAGGAGTCGTATAAGTCGCAACTGGAAATGCCATATCGGGAAATTCATCCTGCGTGCCATAGGCTACAACATCCTTTTCAGAAACGGCCGAATACTTTGTTCGGATATATTCCTTGCCTTCTTCAATAGCTTCTCCGGCCGCATTGGTAGTAATGAGGTCCCAATAACCGGAAAACGAAGATCCGCCGATACTTGAACCTCCGGACATTGAGTTTATATTACCTCCAATTGCATCTAACACACGTCCAGTACGAGGCAGTGCATTTTTATTTATGCTTTTATTTATAACCTGCTTACTCATAAGGGATATCACTTAGTTTGTCTGTGTCCTCAGAAAAATTAGTAACAGTAAGATTTGTTATCGCACTGTTAAAATCGATCCTACACCCAGATGTTATAAACCTCTCACCGATCCACCTGTTCTTAAAAGTCGAATACCGCATAGCGGGATTTTCAGTTGTTTTCAAATCCACAGTAAAAAGTCTATTCTTTCGGGTATAGTTGCTATGGATGGTGCATAGTAACAGCCGCTCCAATATATTTGTCTGGCCAGAACGGGTAAAAGATAGTTGTAAACCATACATGTCGTTTTTCTTATACAGGATGTTGCCTTTCCCTATAGGTCGTTTATCCTCATTGGCAGATATACACTTCAACGAAACATCGCCATAATCTGCCTTAACTTGTTTGTTTATGTAGGATTCAAATCCGTAATCATCCGTATTCAACGGATTTCCTGCCATGCTTTCCAAACTGGCCTCCACGTTATTTATAAGAAAACTTTTTACCTTATCAGCCGGATATATTTCTATACCATCGTTTAAACTGTTGTCTGAAATAATTGCATAATTTATGTATAATTCTATATATCCGCTTGCTTCGGGAAGCCTTATCTGTGCCCCTTCTCCTGTATGACCGGTTAAAAAACCAACGGTTCCTTGCGATAGTTTTATGAGATCCGTATTTGTCAGCCACTTATTCGCAGACCTTGTATTCGAATATGGTTGTCCAGATGCTCTATTAAAATCGGTAAACCCTATAACAAAGCTGTTTTTAACAATATTTCCACTTGTTGCCGATATCCATCCTACTCCTTTATAATAGGTGTTACCGTAATACATCAGCGGTGTTCCGTGCTCATCTTTTAGAACCAAATCACAATATAGCTCTATAGCACGTGTCCTTTCATCTTTTTCGGTAACTTCCGAATCAAATGGGTTTTCACGGGTATTTACATATGCATCCACTTTCAGACGCAAAAAATTATCTCCATCTGTGCTAATGATAAATCCATCCTTATTTTTAAACATCCAATTGTTTTTCGCACTACTATCCCCAGTATAGTTAATCTCTGCTCCCATCAATGTACTGTTCTCTCCTTTTTCTTCATACAAAAGGAATTTACCTTTTTCCCAAGGCTGGCAATCATTATACACCTTTAATGTAAATTTGCTGTTCTCCGTTGTAGTTTCCAGATCACGCAAACCGTCCTCTGTTATATTATATTCCAGGTAATCATTCAGGGCATAAATCGAACTTGTTATACTTACGTTGTTTATCATTTCTTCAAACCCGTAAGGGGCATTTGCCGACATAAAACCGATATCTGACATATCACCCAAAGCAAATGGTACATTTTCATCTGCAATGTATGACAGTGTATCGAAGTTATATGCTTTCATTTGTAACCCATGTGCTACCGTATTATAGTCATATATGTATACCGACGCATCACGCTGAACCATCATAAGCCCGAACGGTTTCAGTATGCTTTCTATTACTTCTTTGCACGACATTGGCATATCTTCTTCGTCGTAGAAATTAGCCGACTGGATATATAGTTTATGTAGCAGGCTTTCCGAAGGCAAAAGGGTGATTCCTCCTGCCGTGGTAGTACATCCGATATACAGCTTGCTGAATGGTATTGCCAGTTTATTAAAACATCTTTTCAGTTGCGTGATCATAGGCTGTACATCTGTGTATCTTGCCTCTGTATCACTGGTAAACTTCAAGCGTTCCAAAATATTGAAATCTGCTGCCGTAAATTCGACTGTATAGGGTGGATACAACGCTAAGTTTTCTTCATATAGTTCCGGATCCAGCCAACCCATCCAATAGAGCGAGCCGCCTCTATAAAACTTAACCAGATAATCCTGCATATTGTCAGTATGTAGGTTATCAAACTGAAAGATAGTCGTACTGATTAGGCTAAGTGTAGCCCCACTCCCTTGCAAGGGAGTCAACTTCTTTACATCCCCATACTGAAGGACGAAGGGAACATCTGTAGCTTTGATCTCTTCTACTTTCACCGTATCTTTAGTTAAAATCTCGACACGATTAAGAATATTATCGAATCCTTTAAACTCGTAATAGTATTTCACGTTCATTATCTCATCCTCCCCTGTTTACGTGCATAGTTATCTACTACGGCAACAAGATTGCTTCCGCTACCTACGAGTTTGCCAGTGATATGTATTGTCTCCTCCCTGTTTCCTTTGTTGATTGCGTTATACAGGTTATTTTGCTGCGACTTGTTAAGGATCATTTCGCCACTATTAACACGTGCAAGGACCTTGTCACCGGTATACATGCCACCAGGAACAATACCGCCTTGCTCGAACTTTGGCAGATTGGCCATTAACCCTACCATAGTTGCTACCGCCGATACAGCCTGTATCCATCCGATAAAAGGAGTAGACGCAGCACTTGCGGCTGAACCAGATATGGCTACGGCTGAGTTTCCGTCCACCAATTGCCGCATGACAGGCAACACCGAACTGATTGCATTCGTCATATTCCCCGCCCAGTTCATCCAATCAGATGCGGATTCTCCCATCAAGCCACCAAGGGACTGAAAGGCTGACCCTATCGAAGAAATGGCAACAGAGGTTTCTTGTAATTCACTTCGATACTTGTAATATGCCTCTGCCTCTTCATTTATATTTTTGATCTTCTTTTGCTGCATTTCGTCGTTGAGAATAGCAACATCTCCGATCGGATTTTTACCTTCAGTATCACCGGCCGACAAACCAGGAGCCTCCATAGGCTTTGCATTAAGCACAAGGTCAATCACCAGTTTGTTTTCCTTCCTGATCTTATCCAGTTGCTTCTGCAATTTGTCCTGTTCACGCAACAAGTCGAAGCGTATCTCCGGATTCACCTCGTTGGATATACGTTCTTTCAACTTTAATATTTTATTCGACAGGTCTTTTTCCGAACCCAACTGTATGGGTATCTCTACATTACCGGAAGAACCGCCAACTTTTATATCCTTTTCTTCCTCTTTTGCCTTATCCAATAAAACCAACTGCTCATTCAGGTACTTTACCGATTCTTTATATAGAACATTCTTAGCTTCAAGTTTATATACTATTTCTTGCTGAGCTTCTATTTCTTTTTCAAGCTTCTTCTTTAAATTTATATCTGCATACGACGTACCCAGATTGGGTAATCCGGTCAAATGTTTAACTAATAAATCTCCTGCATTTTTTGTCTTTTGCTTGTCATTTATTTCGGCAAGCGCCTTTTTTAACTGCCCCAATCTATCCATTGCAGATCGAAATTCTTTTTCCGAAACAATTGGATCATCATTCCTTTTGTTGAATTGACGCATCGTTTCATTGATAGCAGATCTTCTATCTCCAAGGACCATCCATCCTTCAATTTCTTTTTCTAACTGTTTTTTTCTATATGTTACCCCTTCAGATATTATTTCGTTTTGCTTTTGTTGATCAGACTTTAGTAACTCTGTGGCTTGCATCACCATTTTAGACAGACTGTCAAATGTCTCTTTTAGTATACCGTTCGATTTGTTCAACGTCAAAATAAACCCCTCCCAAGCCGACGACAGACCGTTTATAGAGCCAGCAAGGTTATCGTTATTTATCTTCTGCTGTTCAATAGCGGTATTGGTGCCAGTAATAGCTTTTACATACTCTTTATATTGGTCTTTTGCGTTTACAATGGCAAGCGCCGCCGTCACACTCTCTTTGCCGAACATCTTGGTCATTCCGGTTGCGTCCAAATTCTTTTTAGCAAGGTTATCGAGCGCAGCGGTAAGCCCCACTACGGAAGGTTTAAGATTCTTATCCGTACTTGCTTCAAGCGTAAGAAAGATGTTTCGTAGATTCGTACCCGCTTCACTGGCTTCCGAAATCTTCGGGGCGATAGCTTCAATGGCAGCTACCAATTCATTGTACTTAACACCTACACTACTGGCAGCTCCACCGGATTTCTCGATGGCTTTTGACAAATATTGTATATCTGCCGAACCGGCTTGTGAAGCTGCGGCAAGTATATTAACATACTCACCTGCCTTATCTGCCGATTCTCCCATTTGGTTTATAGATCCAGACAGAGCTTTAGCAGCTTCAGGGACGTCCATGCCTGCTGCTTCGGCAAGAGTGATGGCCTGTTTTGTAACTTCGCTCAATGCTTCTTTGTTCTTCAGCAGTTCGGGCTGTTGCGAACCTATAAGCTGAAAGGCTTCCACAACCTGCGATGCTGTCTGGGTAGAGGTAGAACCCAGTTCTATGGCTTTCTGCTTAAAGAACTCCATATCCGTTGCTGAAAGCCCGGTGATGGAGCGGAGTGAGGATAGGGATTTTTCAAACTGCATACTTGTTTTTATTGCGTCAGTAAACGCAACCGACACGCCTGCCATGGCGGCAAACGATCCGACAAACGAACGCATACCGACAGACACTGCTTTTGCTGTTTTCTCAAACGATTTGATCTGCGCTTTGCTCTTCTTGATATTCCGATCAAACTGGTCGTTCTTCAATAGTATCCGTGTTACTAAATCCGCTGGCATTGTTTTTGTTTTTTATAAAATCCTGTATTTTATTCCTCAATCTACTTATCTCTTCGTCAGTAGGGGCTTTCGGTTTATCTTCATTTTCTTCATTTTCTTCGTCCCAAGGAAACTTCAGCAGATCCAATGGTGCAAGTTTCCTTGTCGAATTTCCTTGTGCGATGACGTACATCAATAGGCGAGTCTGTTCCCAAGATTCCCTATGCTTATGAGATGAACGCTCCAAAAGGGGCTGTATCTCATACATTTGCATTCTATCTAGAACGTACTCGGAAGAAATCCCAATATCAACCGTCAGTATCTGATATATTTCCCGGATCGTTAGCCTTTTTTTTTTCGCCTTCCGACGGTTCATCTCCCGAAAGTAGGTTCATGCGTTCTGTTTCAGTATTCATCCACTTCATAAGCTCTTGTATCTTTTTCGGCTCATCGTCAAGAACATTCGTAAAGTCCTCAAATGACAGGTCGAAATCATCATTATTGGCAATTAAGAAACAGAAGATCAAAAGGAACACATTCATTGTCTTATCCGGCGTAAAGGGCACGCCCGCGATCTGTTCGTACAGAAACAAGCCGCGTAGCGTGTACTTTAATTTATAGGTATTCCCTTTCAATTCGATCATTTTGCACGCTTTTTAAGTGGTCCGCATCCGGTGAACGTAGCTGTGTAAGTAGCTTTATCTCCATCAGGAGCATTTGCATCTAATTGGGTAAGCAACACTTCACCTTCATATCCTCCTTCAGAAATAGTCCATCCTCCTTCCGGTTTGCCTCCTATGTCATCAGCATTGCCGGCAATGCTGAACGCAACAAACAGTTTTTTACCTGCCAACAGAGCATCCATCAGTTCGTCATAATCCGCTTCGATCATCATATTCTCAGAGGTCATAGACCAAGTCACTTTCCCGGCTTCACTATCACCAAAGATACCAGTGTCCTTGTTAGATGTTTCAATCACTTCTCGACTGGTTGTCAATGTATGATTTGTAGCCGCACCTAGTGCCGTATACGTGAAACTGGGTGACTCCCCGCTGCGTTTGAATAACATCAAATCGCTTCCTTTTACTACTGACATGTTACTTCCTCCCTTTTTTATTCGCTATCTTTATAATAGCTTTTGATAATTCATTTTTAATATTGCTAAATATTTGCTGTTCAGTCTGATCATTTGCCAACTTGAAAAACCAATGAGGCTTTATTCTTCCGGTTCTCCTTCCTTTCCCTTTCCTCTGATAGAAAAATCCCCAACGACCAACCCCACGTTTAACCTTGTTTTCTTCAGTACGATATTGATATCCTTGCGTGTGACGCTCATTAGTACCAAATTCAAACCACGGAATCAAGTAGTTGGACATGATATGTACAAGAGATAGAAGATCCTTCACTTTAACCCTCACAGTAGCTACACGCCTGATCTTCGTAACTTGTTTACCGGTCTTTTTCCTAGTGATGGTTTCTTTTTTATACATAGGGATATTAAGTCCGGTCTTCAAAAAATTCTCGTCCGTTTTCTTTTTTAAGATATTGGCAGAGCTTCGAAGTGCCATCAACTCAACTTTCTTCATTTCGGGACCGGATAGGCGGTCAAGCATATCCAGAATTTCTTTGCCATCAGCTTGTATGCTCATTCCGTCAGCCATCAGATTCTATTTGAAAGTCCAAATTCTGAAAAAAACCATTACCATCCACACCCGAAGATCCGCTCACCAATATGCATGATTGAATGTTTTTACTTCTGTATCCGTCCAATCCGGCCATAATGCTGTCAGCTATCGCATCCGCTTCATCGAATTTGTCGGAAATGACACTAATACCATAGTCCATCCTATAATCATCCACACCATCTTTTGTTCGTCTTGCTACAAAGCTGGAGCAATTATAAACCACATACGGAAAGCGAACGACTTGGTCGGCTATCACTGGGTATATGCCCGTCTTGTTAGGCAATATTTCTTCCAGTCTTTTGAACAATTCTTTGTTTACTCGTTGCATAAATCTTCGCGTATTATATCGTACCGGATTATACCTCTCTTCATAGTGCGCACACGAACAATATTGTACCGTTCGCCATTATATTCAACTTTCCATTCTACACCTGCACCCACCACAAGGTATGTAAAGACTGTATAGACATTCTCGATGGTTTCTGCTTGATAGGCATTAGCATCTGATTCCACATGATCCTTTACTTCCGAAAGCCTTTGAGCATCTACGACATAAACCGTTTCAGAAGCTCCCGTCTCAGATATTCGGATCTCTGGTCTCAGGAATATTACCATTTCATTAAAATTGCCTATTCTGTAGTCACTGTTTTCCATATTCTTGGATTTGCGAGCCTCTGTGAGGCAGTTGTACGTTCATCAAGAGCATCGGCCGGATTCTCAAATAGCGATGATGCCTTCAGAAGAATGGCGGCTTTCAGCGTATTCGGAAATCCGCCTTCAAACGTTGAAAACTTCCTTCCGCAAAAGCCCTCGATATATTCGGCAGAAGCTAAAAGAACCGTCGTAAGTTCTTCATCCAAAGTGCCGTCTACCGGCATTCTGAGATGCTTCTTCAATTCGTCCAATGATACCGGGCATTCTTCTAATGTCATACTATTCTCCTTTCGTTAGAGTATCGATTATCTGTTTCGCCGTAACGCTCCCGATACCCGGAACATCCGTCAATGATTCTTTTGCATCCAACACCTGACTCTTTGTAAATAAGCCTTCTTTTATCAAGGCCGCCCGACCCGGAAGATCAAGCGGTAAATCACTTTTGATCTGATCCGCATCAGCGGGGAGAACAAAGCCATCCTCTATGAGTTGTTTGGCCATCTCATCCGATAAATTGGCTTTGTCTCCTTTAAAATAGGCAAGCCCCGCTTTTGCTTTTCTAAATACTACCCACATAACTTAAGCGATTGTAATATCTTTGATTGCTGCGAAAGCTTCTTTGCGCTTGATAAAGATGTTATGATAAGCATTCAGGGTGACTTCATATGCACCGAACTTTTTCATTGTATACGGATCGACAATCAAATCCAAGCCTCCCCAACCCATAATCCAGAGATTAGACCAATCACCGAAAATAAGCGCAGAGCACTTCTTTGTAGCCGTGCCCTTGGTCAAATCTGACGGAATCAAATTAGAAGCCAATGCCCGGTATCCGTTCATTTCTCCACCTTCCCAGATATATCCAGCCACGTTTGCCGATTTTAGAGTTGTCTTTGCTTCGCCTCTTACCTTCGCATTCGTCACATATGCCATTGACGACACGTCAGCATTCTTAATAGCGATAGCTGTTTCCAGATCCACAATCTTTTTAAAAGTGATCGGACCACCATTGTCACCGATAGCCACCGAACCGATACCGTCCGTATTCAAAACGCCAGTCGGCTGTTTTGTTCCGGTACCATTAAGGGCAGCTGTCTCGAGTAATTCGGCATGTGCAACCAAAATATCGCTGGTAATTCTCCGATCAATATCCAAGTTCGACTGAATAGTTAATTGCTTGGAAATAGGCACATTGACAAAGCAGCGCATCGGATTAACAGATACTTTGCTAAATTGCTTCTTTGTATCCGATCCTTCTTCGTTTTCGTCCAGCCATCCCATAGTGATAGCTTCGCCTTGAATCAAATCGATATTATTAACCAGTCCTCCCATATAGGTAGCTCCTGCTTGTGTCAAGATCAATCTGTTTCTCAAAGCCTCCTGATACATCATCTGAGATGTAACCGTATATCCACCGTCAGCCGGTGTCGTTACGTTCTGACCGTCAAAGGCACGTCCTTCAACATGCATTCGGCTGTTTAAAAGTGCGGACGGAATACCTACACCGGTCAATTTATATCCACATCTTTTTGCCTCCTTTTCTGCCTCCTGAGCCATTTCCGCTTCAACTCCGGTCAGTTGTGATCCATTTTCTCCGGACGCTTCACGGATAAATTTTGCAAAACTGAAATTCTTGGCCACATCACGGATATTCTGCTGGTCAGCCTGTGCCGTAGCAGCAGCCCGTTCAGCTGCCTCATTCAAGTTGATAGCGTTTAATTCTTCTACCAATTCGGAAACCCTATCTGCTGACGAACGAAATTCATCTCTCTTGTCTTTATCTGACAAAAGCTCGTTCATTCGGGTTCTTTCCTGCTCCAATTCCCTAGTTACTTCATGTTTCTTTCTCATATCGCTTATATATTGATGTTTAACAATTTGACATAGTTATTGCAGTACGGCACATAAGATCAAGAGCCAAGGCCCGGTCTTCGTCTGCATCACGTTCTTTTTGGTCATTATTAGCATTGATATCCGGTTCCTGGTCTTCGATCGTACAGATATATCCATCTGCTGACATCCTTTCTATTGTCTCCCCTATAGGATCTGTACCTACTGATCTCACCAAGGCATTTTTATTCGACGGAAGAGGAGTAACAGATATCTCAAGTAATTCACAACGACCGTAATAATAGGTTTCATTTTTGCCACCTAAAGCTTCATCTCCTTCGCCGAATTGACCACGCTCCAATGGGAGGAAACCCACAGATACGCCGCGAAGCGTACCGGCAAGTACTTTTCTGAAAACTTTATCCGCCAATGGATTAAGATCCTCCGATTCAAAACGTATTTCCCCCATCAGCTTTTTATCTTCTATCCAAGCACGGGCAGTGCCGATCGTTTGGTCAGGATCACTACTTAGACCGTTATGATTGTAAAATGCAACTCCTATCTTATTGAAACGTTTCAAATCCCATTTGTCTGCCGACAGGACTGTTCCATATGTGTCGCGGGTTTCATCTGAAAATACGAACTGCACGGTTCTTGTTTTTTCGGCCTCTTTTCTATTCATTTGCTTACTTTTTCCTTTGGTAATACTTCTTTTCCTACAATATTTTCGTTGCCTGGATACAACATATCATCAAGTCCATCCATCCGGTTCATATTTTCCATTTCGCGCACCTCGTTACGGGATAACCAGCCATCCAAAACCGCATTGTGATAAAAATTTGACCGGCTTGTCATATCTCCACGCATCAACCCGTTCAAATTAAACTTGGTTTCGTACCTGCCTAATTCATCCTCAAAAAACAGCTTTCTGTCCATTTCTTGCTCATACCGCTTAACGGATGGGCGAATAGAATACTTAGCGTATTGGATATCTTGATGTTCTATGTTTGAAAATGTCGCTCTTGATAAATCAGCCAACATATGAGGAGGTAGATTAAATATCCTGGCGATATCCTGCAAAGCGAATGTGCGTGTTTGCAGCATCTGAGCAGCCTCCGGAGCGATACCAACCTGTTTATACTTTACACCCTGATCAAGAATAGGCGTGCCGAAATTTTTTGTCTGATTAAATTTCTTAGCAAAATCGGCTGCAACATCAGCCCCCATCACTTTATCTGTTTCAAGAACAGCCTTCACATTTCCTCCCTGTTCAAAAAATTCATTTCCGAAAGACTGAGCGGAAATGCCACTGCTAATAGCCGCAGCGTTGTAAACAATGGGATTTACGCCTGTAATTCCATCTTCTGACATCCCGAAAAAATGCAACATGTCTTCATCCGGATAGGTCCCGTCGAAAAAAAGGCTACCGGCCACAATATACCATTTACGTGCATTTCTAAACACAACACTCACTAACCGGGGATGGACCGGTATCAATTCCACCGGATCACCTTTCATATCCCGACGGATAATAACAAAAGCATTCCCCCAACCTTCCAAACATGAATTAGTGTATTCCCAAAAAGTAAACACATTCATCCATCCGTTGGGCTTGTATTTTATCAGCTTGTATATATTGTGCTTACGGGCATCATGCCGCCCGGTTTCGTCAATAGAAAAAACAGTTTTAGGTAAGGAAGCTACCGTCTCAGAACGAAGACGGATTGCCGCATATACGGCGGTGAAACGCATTGCTTGTTCTGTGTTTACAGATGATAAGGCAGAACGGAATGAAGAAATAGAAGATAATCCGTTTCCCATGCTGTCAAAAGATCCTCTCGAACTTCTTGTTTTAAAAGAGGAAACCTTGCGTTTAAATATACCCAATAAGCTTTCCATTCTCCGCATTTTTTCACAAAATACAGATACTTATTTGATATATGCAACACAGCATACAAAGATTAACAATCTGTAAATAAGCAAATTAAGTCTTTATTTGCAATCTGAAAGTAAGATTACAAATGAAATCTGAAAATGAAAAAATAATTTAAACAAAACACATAAAAATCATAAGTTTACAAAAAAATAGCCTCTTACGAAAAGAGGCTATAAAATAATCAAAATCATTTGCAATTTTGGAAAAACAAATTAACTTTTTTTATTTGTTATTTCCGTCTGTCTGCTTCTTCAAGCTCTTAAACGCTTTCAATAAAAACTCAATAAACGTTATATCGTCTTTAAACTGATCCACATAATCCACATCTAAAGATCGGACATAGTTGTATGTCAACTCTTCAAGTGAATCACATATTTCATCAACTTTATACCGGGTGTTTATCATCTTGTTGAAAACTTCATAATCATATTCTACCATAACATTTCCTCCTATTCAAAATCAATGCAACTAAAAACAACATTAAGTAACTCCTCAAATGTATCTTCACTATATACCGGCATCGTGCGGCCACGATAGTAGGGATTCGGCTTGTTCCGGCCATACTTCAGACCTTCATCTATCAACACGCAATAGCTCCGCCATCCGGCATTCACTCTTTCCATATACCCTATACTGCAAAGCACATCGTTAAAATACTCTACATTTATGGTAACACCATGCTTTCGAAGTAACCGGGTTGCACTTATCATCCCATCACCGACGGCCGGAGGAAGTAGTAAGTTCTTACTTTCCGGTAAAGCCCGGATCCCGTCGTTGTTGATTCGCTGGATTAGTTCTGTCTTTGCCTCATTGTCCAACGGTAGTGACATAATGTGCTGGACTGTATCGACTATCGCATCTGCCTTTGACATTGATTGTGGGTTCATGGCACGGTGAAAGACTTGACGGTATACTTCGAAGACTTCGCGCTTCTTTCGGGCAATGAAATATTCAAGGCAGGGAATGGATAGATAGTATTCTTCTTTTATCGACGAACCCACCCCATTTTGGCACTCCACCGTTTGGGGGAGTGCCTTAAAATCAATGTCTTGAACAAATAAATTACTACTTTTCAGTGTTTGAACAGCCTTATCTTTTCTACTGTATGCAAGTGGCCAAACATCGTCTAAATTTACCGGAAAATCATTACCGGAAGCCTGTAAGTTCACAATTTCTTCAAAGTATAATCTTATATCCGAAGAAACACTATTTTTCATCAACTTATTCATAACGATGTTTCCCCTCCATTCATTACATCATATGCTCCGGCAAGTACAAATACAAAGAAAAAACATAGGATAAGTAGGATGCACATCTTTACATCTTCTACTTTTTCAACAGGGATTACATCTTGCCAAGGTTCCGGCAGACGCTTCTTAAGATTTATGACTAAGGCAAAAAGCATTGCCCATGAAAAGATTGTTCCGACTTTGACGGATGCGGGAACAGAAGTTGTTCTCGCAGCTGAAATTGTTTGTTTCATCTTGTTGTAGCGTTAGATGAATTAATAAAAAGCAGTTCTATATAATCCAAGTTTGCTACAACAACATACATCAGAGATATATGAACGGATTATAATAGAACTGCCAATGCCTTCTATCTTCTCTTGACCTGCTCGCTTGCAGTGCCTATATGTTATTGTAGCACTGCAAAGATGAAACAAAGTTTTGAAAAAAGCAAATTATCAATGCAAAATCAAATCTTTACAAAAGACACTACCATTTTCAAAATAAATAGTACATGAAAAATTTGTTCTTATCATAGCCCCAAAACTATTTTGGCTATCAACATATGAATTTATCTCATATGTAGCATTCCCTACATATTCAGTATTGTCGACTTTATGCTGAGAATCGGGGAATACTGCTGAAGATGGAGATTTTAGTTTTTTCTTAACAAAATCCTTCGCATAATTGTACGCCAATATCTTATCACTATAATTACCAGTATATCTTGTATCTTCGTTAACATTTTTATTATCTGATTCATTATCCGATCCAGAATATGAATTATGATTTCCAATTAAAGATACAATGCCCCAAAGCATAATTACTATTACTACAAATTTAAGACATCCACCTTCTTTTTTTTTCTTTGTTTCCTGATTCATTACTTTACAATTTAATATTTTATATTATCATCTTTCTCCATTTCAAAATCTACGGCCACAAAATCAAGTTTTCCCATAAACTGTTATCATTTTCACAATCACCGCAAAGATACGTCTATTTTTGATAACACAATTGTATAGTGCAGATATCCTGTGCTAAATATACAAACAATGTTAAATATCTACTTTTCCCGAAAAATATTTGACTGCAAATTTGCAGTCAAAGAAAAAAGTCGTATCTTTGTAGTGTAATCAAAAAACAAACAATTAGAACAGGGCGGCAACCTATAAGCGGCGTAAGGAAATGAAAGCAATTGCAGTTAAAAACACATTCAATGCAAAAGAAAGCCTGAAAAACCAAGGATTCGTTTACGACCCTTCTACGAAAACATGGTCTAAGGACTTCGCTTCTCAGGCTGAGTTTGACGAGTTTTATTCCAACTTCACAAGTGCTTGCTATTCGGGTAGAAGACAATCAAAGTTTAATTCGGCCGTAGTTTTCGAATTTGCTGAAAACGAACCTGAAAAGCAGGAAGAAGAAACAGTCCCGACATTAGAAGAGGCAATAGAACTTGTCCACACGGGCAAAATCAGTGATTTTGAATTTGAGGTAAACGGATGGACAGCCACGTTAAACGGTTTTGCGTATGTCGTTGACGGGACAACATACAATATACCTGAATTGAGAAAAATATCTCCTGAGGCCGATCGAGAAGCCGATAGGCTGGAAGCACATATTGCCAAACAATATGTGGCTTATATGGAGAGACAAAAGGCAGCTCCTTATGTAAAAGCCGTAGAACAACTAATAAATAGAAAATATTGAACAAAATGGAAGATAATTACGAGTTAAGCGACCGAATACGCATCGGTCGAAGGATTGAAGATTTAAGAAAACAAGCGGGCTTATCACAACGCGATCTCGCGGCGCGTTGTGGCATAGCCCAAAGTACCGTGTACCGGATCGAAGCGGGGAAATTTTCGCCCCGACTTGACTTGCTTGAAAATATAGCGAATGCGCTCGGAAAAATAGTTGATTTAGTCTGATGGTAATTTAGGCGGGATTTGAGGCGTTGAATTATCATCAAAATGTTAAATATCTACTTTTCCCGAAAAATATTTGAATGCAAATTTGCATTCAAAGGAAAAAGTTGTATCTTTGTAGTGTAATAATAAAACAAACAAGACATGGACATCATAGGTAGTAAAATAGTAGGATACAGATACGGTGAAGCTCCTGAATGCGGGCGATCATTTAATACTCAAACAAGACAGTATGAGTGTGGGGTTTCAATGGCTCAGGTAGGTTATATGGAAGAAGTTGGCTCATTTGCCGTTTCCGGTGCTTATGGCCGTAAAAAATACTACTATGAAGGTACTATCGTCGGTTTTGGTGGTGATGATGAAGTCTGCCTCAGTGATGTAAGAAGAATCTCTTATAACGAATACAGATCACTAAAATCAACTTACAAAGAAGTAAATAACGCTATTGTTAATGAAAAATGCGATTCTCTTCTTTCTTTATTAAGAAGGGGGTGGACGGTATATCCTAATACAGTAGAAGGTATAGAGGAAATGAGAAATAAAATGTTGAAAAAATGATCTTATATAGCTCAAATCACGAAATAAACTTATATATTTGTTGAACACATATTTTTTATGTGATTTTTCAATTTTTCAGAATGCCTGGGCAGTGATGTTCGGGCATTCCTTTTATCTAACATTTCCGTTATTTTGACAACACATCTTCTATTTTACCTACAGACTTAATAATCTGCTCAGAATTACTTCTCAATATATGGTTCTGGCATTCCAAATCGCGTATTCTTTCCGCTTGCTTTCGGATCACCTGCGTATTACGCTGAAACGCATGTACCGCCTGCATGACGGCTTTTGAAGCTTGATGTAACTTTACCTCATTCATCAGATACAACAAAGCTTCCCGGTCCCTATCAGATAGGGACCGGATTAAGATGTTATTTATCTTTTTCATTCAATTCCTTTCAATAAGCGGTAACACCCCGGCCTTTTTCAACTTCTCATACAGAAAAATTCGGCCTTTCTGCCTCCATTCAGTATTTAAAACCGAATCTCTGCTCCCATCCTTGTGCATAATGGGGACCGATTTGCTATGCACATACCCTTGAGTTATGTACGGCGAATACAGGATCCATTGCCCGTTTACTTTTCTCTGTATCTTCAACTCTTCCAATAACCGGTTAAAAGACTTAGCAGTCATTCCGTAATCCTGTGCAATCTGTGTAATGGTAACCGTTTCCTTGCTATTCAATATAATCTCCAGATAATCCGTCTTTTTCTTCATTTCGACTATCTCCGTACTCATAATCGATATCTGCTTCAGCTGTTCTTCTATCTGCTCCTGTTGTTTTGCCGCCAACATCAATGCCTGGCTAAACGATCCAGGTATAACAAAAGCCGATTGTGTTTTTTCTCTCAATTTCTTTTCACATTCAATAAAATACCTACGTGCTTGCTTCCCTTTATCATTACCTTCAACCATTGATAATTCCTTAGCAGCATCAATAGTCAGGGCATATTCCATTCTCGTAGAATATCCTCCGTTTGCAGTTCCATAAATTTGTGGAGCTGTAACAAAATCCACATTTTCAACTAAATCGTACTTATCTATACGATTTTTTATCCATGTAGAAAAGTCTTGTTTACTTTCTAAAAAAGAATGTAAATCTCTTGCACTAACTACACTCTTACCGTTTTTCTCTGTAATCTTAACTAATACTTCCATTTTCTTTAGTAATTAAATCGTTGATAATTATATTGTTTTAAAAATTAACAAAACTCACTCCATTATACTGATACATATCATCCCCATCCTGTGACATATAGCCACCAATGGCATTCGCCATTGCGACAACACCGTCGATCTTCTCAATACTCTTCCTCTTGTCCATCTTGATATTATCATTTGCATCCCTGTATATCACCACATTTCGAAACATCCAGCGAATAACCGGATTACCCATCAAATCGACAGAAGCGGAAGTAACGTCAGCCTCCAACTGTTTGGTAGGCTCGCTCATGTTCTGGATCCCCTGGCTAAACTGGTCAAGTATATCATCGAAACCTTCTTTTTGCAACCCCTGTATCACTCCATTGTATGCCTTGGCAGGGTCAAAAGCGAGGTTCCGAACGTCATATTTTCTCAATATAGCCGATAACTCGCTTACCATGATATCGATATCAACTACTCCACCGGGGGTTACATTTATCCAACCTTCCTTTTGCCATTGCCTATAATCGACCCTATCTTCCTTTTGCAAAATTTTATCTTCCGGAATCCAAAAATACATCCTGAATGCCGGGTGCCGGAGCTTCGGAAAATAAAGTGCAAGCGCATTAATATCCACATGGGCCGCCAGGTCAAGACCGGCATAACATTCCTGACCGATCAGATCATCTTCTGTAGTTCCATAATTACAAGCCGCTACCTTTTCATCCTGGATCCAAACATCCGGAGCATCCACCCAGAGATTCAAGTTCTTGGTTTTAAAGTTTACCTCTGTAGTACCGCCTTTATTCAACGCCTGTTCAAATTCCATTTGCATAAAATCCTCATAAACAGACACACCAAGATTAGGACAAGCCTTTGTCCACACCGCAGGATCCTTCCAGTCATCTTCTTTGTCAAGCGAATAAATCAGCGCAAACGTACTTTCCTCCTTTACATCCCCACGCAAGACATCTATATAATGCCTACGCATATAATAGTAAGGCGATGACATATCAAACCCAGCCGTAGTGATTGAAAATATAAGAGGCTGCCGCCTGGCCCCCATACCGGAACGAAGCAGATTGTAAATATCATCATTCGGCCAAGCATGCATCTCATCACATATACCACAATGTGGCGATAGACCGTCCTTGTTTTTAGTCTCTTTAGATAGCGGTTTGTAAGATGATGCCGTCGATTCCATAACTATGGAAGTAGTCCACTTCTTTACATACTTGCTTAACATGGGTGATTGCTCCACCATCATACCGGCTGCTTGCCAACAGATTGCAGCCTGGTCCTTATCAACGGCCGCACTATAAACCTCCGCTCCCTGTTCACCATCAAGTATCAACATATAGAGTGCGATAGCAGCAGCGAGGAACGTCTTTCCATTCTTTCTAGCTACTTCTACATCCGCATATTTAAATCGTCGGACACCGTTCTTCGTCTTCCATCCGAACACAACCCATAAGATAAAGCATTGCCAATCTTCCGGCACAAATTCCTGTCCTGCCCATTCTCCCTTGTAATGCCGAAGGAACTGGCAAAAACCAAGTACTTTCTTGGCTGCTTTTTCATCAAAATACAGTCCCATTTCGGCAGCTTGCTTTAAATCACGCACATGCCTTTCTACCGCCAACCGTTCCAATTCCCCGGCTTTCCGTTTTCCAGACATCACATTGTCGATGTATGACAACGCCTTATCCTTGTATATTTCTTCCTTTTTCCTTTTCATCTTATTCCATTTAAAAATTGAGCCAATTCGTCCTCCTCCTCTTTAGGTGATTGGTTGATTTTCTGCCTACTCATAGGCGTAAAACCAAATTCCGCCCCCAGCCTGTTCACATAGTCAAATGCTTTAAACATCATAGATACCTCTTTGCCCGAAACCCCATCCAACATTCGCTCACCTGTATCCACGTTGTCCATGATATTTGTCATGCAGGTAAAAACAAAATCCAAGCTAAACGCATATAAGGCCAAATGCTCAAGGTCAAGCTCCGTCAGAACGCCCAGCGCAATCAACTGGTTGGCTTTCGTCTTAAAAATATCCTTCGATCGCTTTGTCTTCAAAACCTTTAATTTTGCAGTCGAAGTGATCTGCTCGATGGATGTCAGCTTTTCTGCCGAATCACTGTTACCCGACATCCTGCACGGCTGGTCCGTTCCACGAAGTTTTTTAACTTCATCCAAAATTTTAGGTCTGCCCTTTCCCATTTTTTACATATTTTTAGTTTACAATAAAAAGTCTAATTTTGCACGCACGCGGAGCGAGGTGTGTTGTGGTCTTGGAGACATGTCCCCTTAGAGATTTGATACCCCCCTCCCCTGATACTATTTCGTCATTTTTTCTCAATTTACACCGTCATTTTCTCGTGCGCGTACATTATAAAGCCTCTGAGACAACAACTTATAGGGTTGTCAATCCATCGAGATAATTATACATGATATAATTTCCATTTAAACCCATTTTTCTTTTGATTTTAGAAAGCTTCATCTAGCGTACGTGCTGCTGGATTATCCAACCTTAACTTTCCGTTAATGCTTTCTAAATAGATTTCTGTCGTTTCGATCCTACGATGTCCAAGCATTTGTTGGACCGCTTTGATATCGGCACCATTGAGTAGTGCCATCACTGCCGCCGTATGTCGAAGCGAATGGGATGTCTTTTGCCTTGAATATATACCGGATTTAACCATGTAAGACTTAACAATCCTACCTATTCTGTCAGGAGTCATTTGCCTTTCGCCCGTCGTACTATGTGTTAAAAACACAAACTCATCATCGCAAGCTACCCCACGAAAAGGCAAGTAATCATCTATAATAGGATCTATCGCTTTGTGCGTAAGACCAACCAATTGCCCGCCCACTTCTTCCCCTTTCCGGAAAACCTCGACAATATATCCGGAGTCTGATCTATTGATATGATTAATTCGCAATCTCGATACTTCCACACAACGAAAGCCGGAACGAAGCATAAGGTTTATCATGGCATAATCCCTTTTGCCTACTAAACTATCACGTGGTATAACAGATAACAATCTCAACACCTCTTCTTTTTCAAGGTGCAATTTCATGTGAGAATTTGACTTATTCTTAAGCCTTATTCCAGCAGCTATATTTTCGTGCTCGCCAGCTATTTCGGCATAACGATAAAATTGTCTAACTGCTTTAAGATAAGAGTCTACAGTATTGGCAGACAATCCTTTATTAATAAGATAGTTTTTATAGGCAAGAATATCTGCTCTGTCTAAATACTTGATATTCCTTCCTTCCATAACAACCCATCTTTTAAAAAAATCAAGGTTATTGGAATACAACTTTTTGGTGTTATCTTTTACATCGAGATTTTTAAAAAAATCCTCTTTTACTTCTTCAAAATAATGTACCATAACTTTTATATTTTGTTCGTGGACGCCAGGGAATCGAACCCCTTTCTTCCCCAGTAAGGGAAGCTCTACCATTAAGCTATACGCCCGGTTGCCGGTCTTTCCCGGCTGTCAAAGAAAACAACAAAACTTGCTGCCTCCCGGCGGTAATTGCTCCCGGATAGCCGACCAAAGCACACCGGGATGTTGTTTGAAATAATAAATAGAAACAAAATAACCGGTCTCTCACCGGACGCTGTCCTTTAGCAGCGGAATTGATTAATTAAACATTGATTATTAATATTCATCCTACTATATTCGCCTATCAAGGTTCACACATCAGATGTTCATTTCTTTTCGTGATTTGAGGATTCTTTATTAAAGAATTTAAGAAGTCTATTAGCCTCTCTTTTATTCCTGCCAACATAAATAACATTGTTTATTTTCCGTTTACGGATAATGTATGCTGATCTGTTCGTCATCTCAAAGTAGGCAAGCCGAAAACTTTCTTTGAATAAAAAAGACTTGTCGGAAGGCTTCTGTCTACGGCATATAAACTCTCCTTTTTTTGTATATCTTTTCTTCATATCTATTTAATATATACGTTAAACATTACCCCATTCTCGTAAAGCCTGCTCAACCAAACTTATCTCTTCAGGTGGTACCCTTTTCCTGTCAGGATACTTTAACCGTCCAATAGTTCTAAATCTCGGACCGCGTATAGTGGTGTATGCTTCATAAAGCAATCCATCTTCTATTTTATAATAGGCGTGATTGTGACTTTTGTATATCATGATTCACTTGTTTTTAGTTTTACTCTAATTGATTCTTACATATTTACCTGCAATATCGCAAGTTCTTAATATCTCCGCATTATCTTCTCCAAAAGCGATTAGGATGCTACCGCAACCAGGAGAATCTCCTCTGGTTCCATCCTGTCGGAAGAAGCGAATCCTATTACGTAGGAACTTCATTGCTGTTGCTTTTTCAAAAATAACATCTTGAAACATCTTACTGTCGCACCTGTTAAATAGTAAAGCGATGCCATTGCCATGCTCTGCTAACCTTTTAACAAATTCCTCAACAAGTGGACGGGAATAAGGAGGATTAAGCCAAACACGACCACTCCACGGCTGTTTTAACCCATCGTCGTTTTTATTATACATCACCCTTGCGGTTTGCCATAAAGGTCGTACCGGAGCACATGGATCCAAGTCAAAAGAACCAAGCGATCTTATTATTTCAAGTGGCGTATACCATTCATCTGTACTATTTGCTGATTTTTCAAATGTTGTATTCATGATTTTTTAAATGTAAATTGCTTAATTACTTTTTTGTCAATATCGGGGAGTGCTCTATACTGACATTCAGTACCGAGAACGACTCTTCCATCATGAAGACATATAAGCGTTCGAAATGGCAGTTCTTTATCATCCCGAATTATTACTCCAGGAATTGTTTTATTTGCTTCATAATTAAAGCACACTTCGACTTTGCGGCCAATTCCACCCATTGAACTTTCTGTTGTTGTGTACTGCTTTGGAAAGCTATTTATATCGATGTTCTTTTCTACTCCCATAATTCACTTGTTTTTAGTTGTTAACTTAATCGGATTCCACTTCGTGCCGGTTCCGAACTGCTCCGGACGAAAACCGTTTATCCTTAGCCAATATTTGAATTGTTTTAGGTTCATTATATTATTCTTTATTTAATTGTTCGTTAATCCGGGAAATACATCCAATGGGTAATATCTTCACCTTTTAAGCAAGACCATTGCCAGCCTTTCTTATTTATCTCATTCACATAAATGCGTTTCCCTTTTCCAATACATCCATTTTTATAAAGCACAATCACATTTTTTGTGTGAGAATAAATAGTGAGATCGTCAATGATATGTCCGTATTCGGGCAGTTTATCGTTCACACTTATCCATGCCATTTGCCTTGATTGCCACTCTGCACCAGCTATAAAAGCATCTTCAAGATCTTTAGCGCAAAACAATTTCATATTCGTTTCGAATATGTCGGGCTCTCGTAGCAGATGCAATGCTACTTTGGTGGCATTGACCTTATATTCATGTGCGTTGCTGTTCATAATTTTTTATTTTTTAGTTTTGTACTAATCGGGCTTCGGAAACCTATCCGAAAAGACGATTTTATTTACTTCTTCATACTCTATGCTGGATGCTTCCGGCCATAGGTTATTCAATTCTTCATACTATTGATATAGGCTACTAAGACAAAATAGCTGTCGTTCTCACCGGTGCACCAGTAGGGGTATTGAATAGGCCATTCCAGTGGACGATAGTCACCTTCGCACTCTTCCTTATTTACAAAAAATCTTGCTCTGATCATTTTAGTTCGTATTGCTTGTTAAATGCGGAATCCGCTTGTTGAAACTGTTCAGTAAACCGGTTCGGCTTACTTGAAATTGATTTTCTCTGAGAGGTGCATCCAGCGAGTATGGCTAGCAGACACACTATTGTTACTATCTTCATTTCTATTTATATTCATTCCTCTTTATTCTTTGGTTATCAAACTCTTAAATCCTTTAGGGAACTTTCCGCCAGATGCCACAAAATCAGATCGTCTAACCTTTAATGTGCTCTTAAGAGAATCTATCTGTTCTTTAGGTAGTATCTTTTTTAAAGTCCGGAACCGGCCTTTTAAATCGCAATAGTATAAGCATTTCATATCTTCAAAAATCTGATGCTTCAAAGAATAGGAAAGCCCATGCTGCTGAAGGAGATCGATTGCATTTTGTACAGGATTTTTACCATCCATCGACTCGTTCACCGACAACAACCTCTTTTTTATATTGGAAACTTCTATTTCGGTAGAAGATTTCACCTTGAATTTCTTATCGATATTATTACGGCCTATAGCGTCAATAATAATTCTTTCCGCTTCCCGCCTGGTGCAACCAATTAAGAATTGTATATCTGCACTAGTTACTTTCATAATTCAACTATTTTTATTTGATTAATTTCATTGAGGACTCTGATAGCCGAGAGTGGATCTTTTTCGGTAAAAATGTTCCACTTCTTTATTACCGGATTAACCCTGGCGTAGTGATGTATGCAAATCACGTTTGCTTTGTCTACCCTTCCAGATCCATACACCCAGTGCATAGCAGGATGCATTCGGACGTTTTTCATTATTTTTCTAGCTTGCCTTAGTTTCATATCATTTATACATTAAACCCCATTTTTTTATAATCTTCCGGAAACTCTTCTTTGATCATACTCAATAGTTTTCCAGCACATTCATATTGTTCATTTTTCATGCAAATATTATAGCTTTGTACTATAAAATTTAAACGAATAGGCTTCAAATTATTATCCAACTCCTTGCATCGTTTATTAATTGCAAATTGTTGCTTCTGTTGATCAAATAAGACTTTCATGACAACAAAAAAAGCCACCAATGAAGCAACAGATATTACTAACGATATAATCAATAATACAATCATAATATCTTTTCAATTTTAATTATTAACCAATTCAACAAAACAGCAAGGCAACCAAAAAGATTTACCATTATACAAAACGCATATCTCATTAGTAGAAAAGTCAACAGATATGATTTCCAACATATTATAATTTATGATAGCCAACATACCTGCACCCCATTCAGTATTTTCAAATTCGCTTATTTTCATATGTATATTTAATTTTATTCATCTGATTCCCATTCAACATTAACAACAGCTTTAACACGGCCTAAACCATTACAAAAAAGACACTTTGTAGATTTAAACTCATCTCGTCCTTGTTGATCTATAAACTCCTTTCTACCATTGCAATTAGGACAAACAAAACCACATAATTCAAATTTCTCTTTTTTTTGTAAATACTCAGGAGGAGTAATTACTACGATTGACTTTTTGCTACTCATTGTCTGCCGTTTATTATTTTTTTATCCCTATTACCTTTGGCTGCATTACATTTCGCGCATAACGCTTGCCAGTTTGACTCATCCCAAAAGTCATGGATGGCTATAGGGATGATATGATCCACCACCTCAGAAGGCACATACAGCCCTTTTTTCAAACATTCTTCACACAGAGGATGGGACTCTCTAAATGCCCTGCTTTCCTTCGTCCACCGCCACGAATGGTAGCGATCATCCGATCTACTACGCTCATATTTTGACCGATTATGCGCTGTTCGCTGGACACCATATAGGCGGACTCTTTTTTTCGTTGGTTTATTTGCCATATCTTTTTAGATTAAAATGGACACGGAATATCATAATCCGTAAACCTCGTTAATGTCTTGTTATGATGAAATTTAACATCTCCTGTACGACCATCTCTATTCTTCGCAACTCGCACAATCCCCATCCCCTGCTCCTCGCTACGATCATAGTATGCCGGTCTATGGAGCATCAGCACTATATCCGCATCCTGCTCAATACTTCCTGATTCTCTCAGATCGGACAATATTGGCGTTTTATCCTGTCTTTCTTCACATTTTCTCGAAAGCTGTGAAAGCAGGACGACAGGCACATTTAAGCTCTTAGCCATTCCTTTTGCAAACTTCGTTGTCTCAGCAACTTCCTGTTCTCTGGAATAATTCCTGTTTTCCGACTTGATCCTTACAAGTTGGAGGTAATCTATAATCACAAGCTCGCATTTACCTTTACGCTGGAGATTTTTCGCGACGGAACTAATCTGTTGGATTTGGAGGCCAGATGTATCGTCTACCGTTATCGGCAGCTCACCCAAGCAATCAACTGATTGAGATAGATTAGCCTCCTCTGTATCGGTCAATGCCCCTTTTCTAAAAGCTGCGGCATTAAAATCACCGTGTGCTATTAGCATCCTATCCGACAAACTTACTCCTGACATCTCCAAAGAAAAGATAACCGTAGGATGGCCAGACATGGCAGCCGTCCTCGCTATGTTTAAGGCAAAAGCCGTCTTACCCATTGCAGGACGAGCCGCTAAAATGACAAGCTGACCACCTTTTAAGCCAAGCAGAGTATTGTCCAACTTATCTATTCCGGTCAAAATACCCGTTTTCCTGCCATCTAACAAATTTTCTTTGCGTCTCTCGTACATTGACATACTTTCGTGAGAAAGTGTTCTCAAATCGGCCGTATTCGTTCCAACCGTCATTCCTCGTGCTATATTTTCGAGCATCTTGATGCCGGAATAAGTCGTATCTTCGATATCCAAGGTCCTATCAAGGGCCATAGCCATAATTTTATGGCCTGAAAGTATAAGCTGACGAGCCATGTATAACTCCTTAAGATATAGCGCATGAGCCAACAAATTAGTTGTCATTGCCACCTTGCTAGTCAATTGGGCTATGTAGAATGGTCCTCCTATTTCGTCCAATTTGCCCATTTTCGACAGCTTAGATACGACCAACATCATATCGACAACATCTCCATCCTTTGCCACCTGGTCTATAGCATCATATACTGCCGCATTCGCTTCATTAAAGAAAACATCCTTTGTCAATACAGAAGAAACGGCATTGATAGCAGTAGATTCGATCAGCAACATCCCAAGAACAACTGATTCGACATCCTTATCCGACGGTAGGTTAAAGCTCTTCATACTGACTGCTTCCTGATTGCTGTTTTTTCTCATTTTTCATTCTCCTTTCCCATGTTCTGACGGAAGCCTTCCAATCTTTCATTTTCGACTTACCAACCATCCAGTTCTTCGACTGGTAAAAATCATGAAACCACTCGGCATCTATCCCGTTATTCCGTTCTCTGCAATAAGATTCGATTTCAAAAATAGAAGGAGGGGAGAAGGCTTTGGCCTTCGATTTGGAGGAATCGGAAGATTCCGACTTTTCAAAATTCCCCCTCTCTTTATCTTCTAAACTATCTTTATCATTAGAACTATCTTTGTTACTATAACTAATACAAGAATTAGATACTACGTTAGTAGTAGATAATTCTATTTCTTTTCTTTGTTCAGTATTGTTCGAGCTTTGTTTGAACATTGCTTGAACATTGTTCGAACATTGTTCATTTTTCATGTTCAAAGCTTTCATTCTTCTAGCTTGACCAGACAATTTACCTGCATTCACCCTTCTCTCTCTCTTTTCAAGCATCAATTCCATTCTTTCTCGTAGAGATCGTGAGAAAAAGAACTCATCGTTTTCAATGACAAACAACCCGTATCCCGACACAACTGTCTTTAACTTTGACTCTGACACCTTAAACCGATTTGCCAATGCCGGTATAAGGAGTAGTGACATCTTGTATTCAGGTTGCTGTCTGAGCATTTCCACTAAGCCCCAAAACATCCCGTAACCCTCCATTCCGAGTTGCTCTATCAGCAACATGCATTTGGGGTCACTCATTGCATTCGCATCATGCGAAAAGTATATATTTTCCCTGTTCATAATTATCGACGATTTTTATCCTTCTTCAAGAGGTCAATCACCAGATCAGCATCAAATACAATTTGCCTACCGAACTGTGTATATGCCTTGTCTATTTTTCCGCTATTTTTCACCTTTTGTGCAGTAGCGTTAGAGCAGTTCAACAATTTAGCCAATCCTGATATCCCATATATCAAATTTCTTTTAGGGATTCCAATAGGCTCCACATTCGAGATATTAATTACATTTTTCTTCTGTAAATCAATAAACTCACCTACAGTCAATTGCCATATAGGCGTATCCAAATTATACATCAGACTTCCACCTCCTTATAAGATTCAAAACCACCGTATTTTTCTAAAGCTATTGATCTGATTTTCTTAGCTTTTTCTGAATTAGAAGTATAGTTCAATGACTTACTAACAAAATCTCTCGAAACACTTACCTCCTTTGCAATTTTCTGTTTACTACCAAATGGTGTAATAATTATTGGCAATTTCTTTTTTTCTTCCATATACTTGCATGTTACATTTATATTCTATATTTGCAGTCCTCAAATGACTTTGCAAATATAACTGAATATTTACAACTACAATAGCACATGGTTGTATTTATTCAACCAATTATATATTATTAACAATGAATGATTCAACAGTAAAGGATAGAATCTCGTTATACCTTGAAAACAAAGGAATTAGCGAATATAGATTTGAAAGGGATTTAGACTTATCCAAGGGCTATTTTAATAAAGCAAAAAATCCATCATCAGATGTATTAGTAAAACTAAGTGGTATTTATTCAGATCTTTCAACTGAATGGCTTATACGTGGAGAAGGCCCCATGTTAAAAAAGGAAAGCTCACAGCAGCCAAATGATATTGTACCTGTAAAAAGTGAGGACAAAGGAGTTCCATACTACAACGTCGATTTCGTTGGAGGATTCGATTTGGTGATTAACGATCAGACTACAATACCGGAGTATCTTATAGATTTTCCGAAATACAATGAGGCGACCTGTTGGTGTAACGTAACAGGGCACTCGATGGAGCCAGAGATAACGCATGGTGACATAATAGCCCTGAAGAAGATAGAAGATATATCATTCCTCCCGTATGGTGAAATATACGCCATAGTCACAAAAAATGAAATGCGCACAATCAAAAGAATAGGACCTTCTCAAAATAAAGATTGCTACTCTCTGATTCCAACTAACAAATCACCTGAATATGGCGTACAAGAATTACCGAAAGAAATGGTAAGGATTGTATTCAAAGTACTTGGGTGCATGAAAAGATTATGATAAAATAATCAATATTTCGCCTCATTATCAAAATCGTGAATACACATAGCAATACTCATTAAGTCAGATATACAGTATCGTGTTTTTTCAGCAATATCTGATTCTGAGCACAGTATCTCTTTTGAAATGTACATCAATTCAGATACGAGTTTCTTTAGGCTCGATATATTGAGCACCGACCTTCCAAGATCTGCAAGGTCAAAAATCTGATTTTCAGTAAGACCTGGAAATCTTTCTACAAATTCTTTTTGTTCCATGTTTTTTAGATTTAAAAACTGCTATTATTAGCTGCCTGTTAATTAAACAAGATATAGAGACTTTTTGTTTTAAAATAAAAATTAAATTATACATTTGTCATGATAAACAAATATTATCACATATTTCTTCTTGATAAAGAAAAAGGGAAAGAAGATGCAAAACTACGTCTACGAGTTAGATGGGGTAAAAATATAGTGGCTTTTAATGTAGGATTTCGCGTTGATATTAACAAATGGAGTTTGGAAACGCAACGATGTAAAAACAACACCACACATGGAAAGAAAAAAATACAAGCATCTGTAATCAATAGAGAAATAAACTTATACGAAACTGCCGTTGAAAATATATTTAACAAATTCAACAATGAAAAAAAAACACCTGATAAGGAAGAGTTTAAAGCTCTATTTATTAAAGAAATAAGAGGAATAGATATAGATATTGAAAAACATTCAGATAAAAACATATGGAAGTATATTGATGATTTTACGAAAGAAATAGGGATGAAAAACAATTGGACACAAGCGACATACCAGAAATTTAAAACACTAAAAAATCATCTTATATCATTTAACAACCAATTATCTTTTGAAAAATTAAACGAATCAGGATTAAACAATTTCATGATATTTTTAAGGGATGATGCTAACTTACGTAATAGTTCTATAAAAAAACAAATATCTTTTCTAAAATGGTTCATGAGATGGGCTACATCAAAAAGATATAACAGCATTCGAGATTTCGAATCATTTGCCCCTAAATTAAAGGATACAGAAAAAAAAGTTATCTTTTTAGAATGGGAAGAATTAATGAAAATATATAACTTTTCATTTCCTAAAAACAAAAAATATTTGGAGCGTGTAAGAGATGTTTTTTGCTTCTGCTGCTTTACCTCATTGAGGTATTCGGATGTTGAAAATCTAAAACGACACAATATAATCAATGATACTATATACATAACAACCATCAAAACAGCAGACACAATATCTATTGAGTTAAATGATTACTCAAGAGAAATACTTAATAAATACAAAGATGATTTATATCCAGATAATAAAGCATTACCGGTAATAACAAATCAAAAAATGAATCAATATTTAAAAGAAGTTGGATACATATGTGGAATAGACACCCCTGTAACCATTACATATTATAAAGGCAATAAAAGAATAGATGAAACATTTAAAAAGTACGAATTATTAGGAACACATTGCGGAAGAAGAACCTTTATATGTAATGCCCTAATGATGGGAATACAACCAGAAGTTGTCATGAAATGGACAGGCCACAGTGATTACAAATCAATGAAGCCATATATAGATATAGCTGATTCCGCAAAACATGAAGCAATGAAATTGTTTAACAAACAACAACAAGGTCCCCAAAATAGTGCCTTAAAAACAAAAGCCACTGATAATCAGTAGCCTTTGTGGAGATGGAGAGATTCGAACTCTCGTCCAAACGAGGAATTAATCTGCTTTCTACATGTTTATCTTCGCCTTCGATTGTCGGGTGCAAGCAAGACCGAAGCCACCCACTTGAACCTTATCCTCTAAAATTTCACTTGGAGCCCGAGACTTACTCCAAACTATCTCCGATATTGCTGCACCACCTGATCGGAACGCTTCGGAGCCACAGCATCCGGGTGATGTCACGTCCCCGCAACTTTTGCAGGGATTAAGC